AAAACTTATAAAGAGACACAGTGCAAAAAAATTATTTTTTTTCATTTAAAAACACTTCTATCTGGTCTGTAATAAGTATTTGGGTCAATCTCTTGTGGCAGTAATACATCGGTTCCCCAGCTTGTAACACAATAAACAAGATACTTAGGATGATACTCTAATATTGTATATGTTCTAGTGTTAAGATTTAAATAGTAAGCTGAAACTAACATTTCAGGATTTTCTCTATATGTATTGTCGGGTCCTTTTACTTTTGTAAATTGCACGGCACTCCACATAAGTCTTTCACCTTTTTCCGTTATAATATTAAAGGTTTCTTCATAACTAGCACACATGACTGGCTTTTCATTCCATGCTGCACTCCACGAGTTTTGAGCTGATAAAAAGAAAAAAAATATACTTAGCAGTGCTAAGATGAGATATATAACGCCCTCTCTCACTAACACCTCCAGCGTCTACGAGCTTGTCTTAATCTTGAGTTTGGATCTTTTGCTGCCTTTGGAAACTTTTTCATTTGTCCTGCACTTCTTGCACAAAACGATTTTCTTCTTTTTGCTGATTTACTACCAGGCTTAACTTTACCTGTAACAGCAGTTTTTAATTTTGAGCCAGGGTTGTCACGTCTATATTTAGCAACACCAGCTTTAGTCATTCCCGCCCCAGATTTAGTGGAGCGGAAATATTTTTTAGTTTTTGGGGGTTGTTTGTCCCGTTTTCTCATTATGCAAAAAAGCAGGTTAGAGAAGTAACATTGGTAAGTGTTGCATGTATTTGTGTAGAAAATCTCATGCCCTCGTCACCAAGGTATGTTTCTATTATTGCTGTAGCTGATGCAGGTGTGTCAATATCAAAAAGCGTTGAGCCACCACTTGCATCTTTTAAAACAATACTTCCAGCGGATCCAGCACAAATAGCATGAATCGCTATGAGTCTAGCAGGACCACTTGTGACGTTACCGGTTGCGGTAACTTTTGATGATTTAAGTCCTAACATTTGTCACTCCTATGATAAGTTATTGTTTTGTATGTACAATACTGTAGCAGTAGCAGCACCTGTAGATCCGTCTTCTGTACCTGCAACGAAATCTGCAAATACTTCTAAATCAGTTGTACCTACGTCAGTTGCTTCAGTATCAAGTGTACCTCTTGTAGTTCCTAATGCTTTTACATTAGTTGCAGGAATAAATGCATCTGAGTCGCCACTTGTACCTATTGCTACGGTTGCTGTTCCAGAATCGTTATTTACAGTTGTTACGTTTAAAATTACATCAACAATCTGTGAGTTAGCTGGCACTATAGCAACTCTCTGATTTAGAGCGTCTGCGCCAATAATATCTAATACTACTGATTGTGCCATAACTACTGAACCAAGGTTAGTAACATTAGTTCCAACAGTTGAGCCTGTAGTATGTCTAATTGTTCCGGCTTTTATCGGGCCAGAAAATGTAGTTGTTCCCATGTCTATGCTCCTTTTGATAGTCCCCTAAGGGTCTTGGGTTAATAAAATTATATTTTGACATAAAAAAAGGGCGCAGTCAAAGACATACGCCCCTTTTAATTAGTTATTGTCTAATGCCTATGCAGCACCTGGAGAACCAAATACACATCTAGGATCTGAGAAACCAAATGAGTATCTCTCTCTAGCTTTGTATCTTACGTTACCAGTGTCAAAGTCACCTTCCATAGATGTTCTAATTGGGGATCTTTGGAATAACTTAAATCCATTAGGGATGTCAGTCTTGATAAAGAATGCATCTGAATCTACTAAATAGTGATTTACTGTGTATCCCTCAGGAAGCATGCCCATATTTCTAAGAGCATTAATATCATTGTCTGCTGTTGCAGTTCTGTTTGCTGAAGCCAAAAGTCTGTCAGCTACGAATTGCAATTCAGAAGGAATGATAAGCTTTCTTCCTTGTGTTGAGATCAATAAACCTCTTTCATCAGTAAACGCAGCAATGTCAATCAAAGACTGCTCTAATGAGGTTTCGTTTAAATCTGCAGCAGTTGCCAATTCATTTGACAATGTACCTGCTACAAGTGGGTGATCAGTAGCACAAAGCTCTTTACCATCACCACCAGTAAAGTTTGGATCAAACGCATTGTTTAATACGTTTGCACCCTTAACTTGTTTGGTGTTTGCCATGGAACGTGCAAGTGCTTTTGTATATCTTGCTGAAATTCTGTCATAAAGATTATCTTCGACAGCTTCTTCAGTGATTGCAAAACCAAGTGCAATTGTTTCATGTGTGTAACGAGCTGTGAATGTTTCTGTAGCGTTATCATAAATAATTGATCCGCCTTCAGATTTCACTCTTGCATTACCAAAACCTGATAACATTACCTCTTCTTCGAATGCACGATCAGAGTTTTCTGTCTCAAAAATTTCGGTGTGCTCAGCATCATAACGTCCGTACTCCAGGCCAAATAAAGCATTTAAACCCGGCTCTAACTCTTTAACGAGTTGACTTCTAGATATAGCCATAGTTTAACCTCCTATACGCCTGTTGTGTCTCTTAATGAGTGTAGGTTGATCTTGACCTGAATTGCTGCATTTGCTGCAGAATAATCACTGTTTTCAATATCAGTTGAAAGTCCTACTACCCTAAAATTGGCTGCTGCATTTGTAGTGAAAGAACCGCCATCAATAACACAGTTTGATATACCATCAATGGTAGATCCTGCGCTATATGTTGCAATGTTACAGTTAGTTCCTACTTGTGCAAGTCCGCCGTTCGCATCATCGACTTTAACCTCAAATACTACATCTGGGTCATCGATGACATTTGCCACGATATCGGCTGCTGCAATGCCGCCTGGGTAATGATTAGAAAAGGTGGGTTTACCAGTTGTTGGGTCTGTGTAAAAGCAACCATTAAAAATACCTAAGAGTTCAGCACCAGCAGTAGAACCGACATCAATGCTCCCGTTAGCCGCTAGGACAACAGGATCGCCTTGAAAGATTGCGGATCCCTCGTTATTGCCGATAGTGTACTCAGTTTGGCCTTGACCATTGTAAGCAGCACCCAGCATTTTAACAGGACGAAATCCGTAAAATCCAGCTTGATTTGCCATAGTTCATCTCCTTTGTTTTGTGTGACTTAGTCGGTTTTTTTAGGACCACCAAAAGTCACTTTGCTTTGCCTATCAACATTGATAGGCATACTAGGATGTTGTTCTCGCAGAGGATCTTGTTCCCAAGCTTCGGTTTGTTGATCAACCTTGCTTTTAAAATAAGCATTTCGCTCGTTCACAGTCTCCACTGGCATTCTTGCCAATAGCAAGTCACCAACACTGATGACACCCTCATAAGCTTTGATACTTCCGTTGTAAGCAGAGTAGACACCTTGGGTATGTTCGTCAGCTCTCACTAACTCCCAGCCTTCTCTGAGTCTGGCATTGATATTTTTAGTATCATCTGCCCCATTTACACGAAGACGAAGCCATCGTTGCTTATATCCATCAGGACATGGTGGTGCGTCTAACTGAGACGGTGGTTGCCAAGGTTTTCTTCTTACCTCAGCTTCCCTTGTTTGTGCACTTCTTGGTGTTTTTTTATCTGTCATGTGTACCTCCTAAACGTACTTAGCATACTCACTTAGAGGAACTCCAAGCTTGTTTGCTATTTTTACCTGACTAGGTGTCAACCTAACAGATTTGCGCCCACTGGTTGCAGACCTTGATGCAGAAGCGACTGGTTGGGCGATTTTAGTGCTTCTGGT